CTAATAATCATGAAATTAGAAATCAGAGAGCTAACTATAACGAACGGTATAAAACTTTTGATTTTAGTAGTACTGATTATCACGGATTGAGTTTTGATAAGATTATTACATTAGGTATGTATACTAGTGATAGCACTGCTATAGATTTAAATACTTTTTATTTTATAACACCATTATTTGCAGAGATTCTTTATTATAGTCTAGCTAATAAGATTCCATTTGTATCAGAAAATTCATTATATAAAGCTATTCCAAGTAGTAATATAATCGATGAAGAACTTTATTTAAGTCTTGATAGTATATTGTCATCTAATGATGAAGAAAATCATATACTAGCTTTTCAGACTATTGCTAATTGTGACTATTCTGCTAGTATAAAGTATTTATATCATCTTTATCAGGATCATGGTGGTAAATTAATGTTCCCGATTTATAAAAATCTTAAGGTATTTAATAATATTAATAACTTGAGAAAATTATATGATATGGATTCAGCAAAGTTTTTAAATTATATGTTTGAAAACTATAATGATCAAATAGATAGATCTCAATGTAATAGAATATTTCAGGAAGAAGCTAAAAGTATTGTTGATGGATTGTCATCAGATTTAGTTGATATAATTATTGTACCTAAACCAAAATTTATAAATTTGTATGATCCAGATACATCCGTTAAATTCGAATTATAAAGATGCTTAAACACCTTACAGAAGAAGAACGGTTTTATAAAAAGCCGTTTCTTCTAAGTTATTCAGGATTAAATAAGTTATTATTTTCTCCTAAATTATTTTATAGACATTATGTTCTAAACCAAAAAGAGGAAAGTCTTGATACTCATTTAGTTGAAGGAAAACTGCTTCATACTTTAGTGTTAGAACCGGATAACTTTGACAAGATTTTTATCATATCTCCAGGTAAAATACCAAAAGATAATGCTAAGATTATTGTTGATGCAATGTATAATAAAACACTGAATCCGGAACATTCTAGTAAGTCTTTAGAAAACTTTGAGTATGAGATATTAGAACTAATGGTTAACCTTAATTATTATCAAAATCTTAAGACAGATGAACAAAGAATTGCTAAAGTTTTAACTGAAGATAATATTAATTATTTTAACTTTCTAACACAATTAAGTTCTAAGATACTAATAGAACAGAAAAGTTATGAAAAATGTATGGAATTACGAGATGAGCTTATTTCAGATGAAATTATCTGTTATGCTTTATATTGTAATAATCCAGCAGGAGTTGATATCTATAGTGAAAAGTATTTAGAATCTACGTTTTTAAACTATTCTTTTAAGCTTAAAGGTTATTTGGATAGATTGGTTATTGATCACAACCAAAAGTGTATAAAAATTGTAGATTTAAAGACTACTTCTAAAGCTATAGATAGATTTAAAGAATCTATTGATTATTATCGATATGATCTTCAGGCTGCTATTTATTATACTTTATGTGAAGCAGAGTTTACTGAAAAGTATCCTGATTATAGTTTACAATATTCTTTTATTGTGGTAGATCCTTTTGTTCAAAAGTGCGTATTTGAGATAAGCATTGATACGATGAAGGATTGGTTATCAGCACTTAAGGAAAAAGTCGAGGTATTTAATTGGCACTATGTTAATAAAAATTTCGAATTGCCTTTTGATTTAGCTTCTGGTTGTATAATTTTGTAGCAAGCAAATCACATTTATGGGTACTATTTCTTGTTTATACTCTAAGTATTTTCAAAAGTCTCGTGTATTTCTTTATCCACTGTTAGATATGGTGAAGGGTAGAGATCTTCCGCCGACCGAGACTTATATAAATTGGCGTAATAAAACTAAACCTGAGGATTGTATATTAACATGTACATATCTTAATGATGATACTCCAAGGTTTAGCATATTTGTTAATAATGTAATTTTAAAACATCCTAGATTTAAATCAAAGGAAGTTATTGGCAAGTTGGTTATTTGTAACTATGACCTTAGCAATAACGCTAAAGATTGGGACAATTTCCTTAATGGTAAATATTCAAAACTAGAATACAGAACAAAAATTAAAATTCTCAAATATTTCGGTAATTCCGATTCTAACTCAGTATATATCGATAGTTTTCTTAATCCTCATAAATATTATGGGATATATAGTCGTTTACTTAACATTGATATTGAAAATTTGAAGAGTGTGGTAGAGCTTTGTGATAAGCCTGATATAGAGAAAGAAACGTTTAACTCAGATATATTAATTTTTAAATCGTAATTATGGTAGAATCAACAATGTTTCTGACCACTGGTATGTGGACAGATATGGGTAATGATGGTGGATATAAATCATTACCAACTTTTATGGCTATTGCTTTAACAAATGATAGTCCTTTTATAGAATGTATATTTCATCCGGAAAAACAGATCTTATTAGTTCTTACTAAACACCGAGAAGATACATTTAAAATGTTACCTAAACTGGATCCTAGCGGATATCCATTGGTACGTAAAATGTTACCTGAAGAAAAGAAAGAATCAGAGACAAATTACAATCCGTATAAACAAGAAAGAGTACAAACAACACAGTATTACGAAACAGTAATCAGAGATAAAGAAGATATCTGTGATTTTCTTAAAGTAATGACTATTAATTATAACGAAGATAAAATTACTAAATTCTTTGCATGAAGTCTCATTGGGTAATTGACTATGAAACACTATCCAATTGCACCATATTAGTAGCTGAACACTATCTAGAAAAGACTCGTAAAGAATTTGTTATTCATAAGCTTAAAAATGATTTCAATGATCTTTTAAGGTTTTTACTAGATAGTCAGCACAATAAGCAATATCATATCAGCTTTAATGGTTTGACCTTTGATTCTCAAATAAGTGAGTATATTCTTAAGAATAGTGAGTTACTTAAAGAATTAGACGGATCTCAAATTAGCAATATGATTTACCAAGTTTCGCAGAAAATTATCGAAAGACAAGATAATGGTGAATTTCCTGAGTATTCTGAAAAAAATCTTAGTATACCTCAAATTGATGTATTTAAGCTAAATCACTGGGACAACCCGGCTAAAAGATCTAGTCTTAAATGGATTCAGTATACTATGGATTGGAAGAATATTCAGGATATGCCAATCTATCATGGTAAACATATTACTACTTTAGATGAGATAAATTTGATATTAAGTTATTGTAGAAATGACGTAAGTTCTACTAAACATATATTCCATTTATCTAAAAAGGCTATTAAACTAAGGAAAGACTTAACAGTAGAATATGATATACCTTTAATGAGTGCTTCAGAACCTAAGATTAGTAAAGAATTATTCTTACACTTTTTAACTAAAGCTACGGGTATTTCTAAATATGATCTTCGTCAGATGAGGACTTATCGTACACAGATTGTATTAAAGGATATTATATTACCTTTTGTAAAGTTCCAATCTCCAGAATTTCAGGAGTTACTTGAAGTTTTTAAGTCTATTGTTATTGAGGATCCTAATAATATTAAGGGAGTATTTAAAACAAATATTACTCATAAGAACGTTAAGACTGATTTTGGTCTAGGTGGTGCTCACGGTGCTACTAAAAGCGGTATTTATAAATCAGATGATAATTATACGCTTATTACTAGTGATGTGGTAAGCTTTTATCCTAATCTTATTATCCGTAATAAGTGGTCCCCAGCACATATACCTAGTAGAGATTTTAATGAGTTATACGAATGGTTCTTTACAGAAAGACGTAAAATATCTAAAAAGGATGTAAGGAACTATATTTACAAGATTATTTTGAATAGTACATATGGTCTTAGTAATGATGCTAATAGTTTTTTATATGATCCGGAACTAACTCTTAAAGTTACTATTAATGGTCAGTTAACTCTTATGATGTTATATGAAATGATATCTTTAGGTATACCGGGATCTATTCCGTTAATGCAAAATACAGATGGAGTAGAAAACTTAATACCTAATGATTCAATTGATAAGTATTACGAGATATGTAAAGAATGGGAAAAGCTAACCAGTTTAGAACTTGAACATGATATATATCAGAGTTTGATTCTAGCCGACGTTAATAATTATATCGCCGTGTATAAAGAAAAAGAAGTACCGGTTGATATTTATAACGAGCTAATTATTAGTAATCCTTATTATGTATTTAGGAAATCTAATGATAAATGTTATTATTCAGCTACTAAATGTAAGGGTAGATTTGAGTTTTCTGAACTAGCGTTACATAAGAATAAAAGCTTTTTAGTAGTTCCTAAGTCAATCTATAACTACTTTGTACACAATATTTTACCTGAAGATACCTTATTTAAAAATTCAAATATATTTGATTTTTGTGCAGGTTTCAAAACTAACTCTGGTTGGGTATTAGAAAAGATATGTTATATAAAAGGGGCAATGAGAAAAGAGGAATTACAAAAAGTAATACGCTATTATATAAGTAATAAGGGTTGTAAGATAACAAAACGAAATGTTCAGGATGGAAGGGAAGTACAGATAGAAGCGGATAAACGAGCCATGATAACCGTATTTAATAAGTATGTAGAGATGAAGTGGAGTGATTATGATATTAATATGGGTTATTATTTAGACAAAATTTATAAAGAAATCGAAAATATCGAATTCGATTCTAGTCAACTTAAACTATTTTAAATTATGAAAGTATCAATGCCTATCGTAACGGAGAGTTATTTACGCTCCGTTACATTACCTAATCATGCTAATAGCTATACAGTTATTAGTCATGGATTTATAATCGATAATGTTAAACAACAGTTAGCTAATAATAATCTTACGATTTTAAAAGAGTCTTATAAAATTGCTAATAATGGTGATATAGCACAGGGTTCTTATGTTATTAAACCTGCTAATGATACTGATCTAGGTATATTGTTTAGCTGGGTTAATAGCTATAATAAAAAAGTAAAGTTTCAATGTATAGCTGGAGCTACGGCTTCTCCTACATTACCCTATAGCGCTACATATATACCAGGTAATATCGGGTCATTTGTTCGTAAACATACCGGTAATGCTGATCAAGAAGCTATTCAACATATTCATGATCAGATTAATCAATGTTCTTTGTACTATAATACTATTGTTCGGGATCATGAAAACTTTAGTAAACTAATTCTGGGTAAGGAAAAACATGCTGAAATACTAGGATTTCTTTATTTTATTGATAAAATACTTACTCCTACTCAGTCTAGTACTATAGTTAATAACATTAAGGATCCGTTATTACCATCATTGAATTCTTTATGGGATTTATATACTCATGTATCAATTGCATTAAGAAAATCGCATCCTTTAGATTGGATTTCTAATCATATAGCTATTCATACTTATATGAATAAGGTATTTAAATCTTTAACTCCAGTTAGCGAACTAGCTAAATTAGCTGATGATAATCCTAACCAGTTAGACTTATTTGATACAGAAGCTCCTGTAAAACAAGAAATAACTGAAGTATTTTACGATTTATAAAGCATAAAATCATGGATTTAGTAGAAAGAATTGAATTAAAAAACGATCATGTATTAAATATTTATCAGGATGAGGATCCTGAGAGTCCCCGCGAATGGGATAATCTTGGTATTATGATTTGTTGTCATTCTAGATATAATTTGGGTGATAAACAAGTGTCCCATAAACATGCAGCTCTAATGGATATGGCAGATTCTTTAGATATTAATCTAATTTTACAAGATCTTGAGATGTATGATGAAATTTACGGTGATGCGGAAACACTAGAAGAATGGCTTAATGTAAAAAACGATTGGGTATGTTTACCTCTTTATCTATATGATCATTCAGGTATTACTATGAGCACATCATCATTTTCTTGTAGATGGGATTCTGGTCAGGTTGGATACATTTATTGTCCTACAAGTACTATTCTAAAAGAATATGGTAATATTGATCCTGAAACACTGGATAAAGTTACTAAATGTCTTGAGGCAGAAGTAGAAACTTATGATCAATACCTAACCGGAGATGTTTATGGATTTAAGTTAATGAAGATAACTAAGTGTGATTATGGTCATGAACATGAAGAGGAAATAGACTCCTGTTGGGGATTTTATGGTAGTAATTATAAAACAAATGGTATCTTTGACAATATTGATAATAAACTAATAAACTTTAATTTATGATAATAGGAATAAGCGGTAAATCAAAATCTGGTAAGTTTGCATATTAAATATATATTATATACTTTTATAAAAAAGTATTATGAAGATATACATTTATACACTAGAACACCCTGTAACTAAAGAAGTTAGATACATAGGTAAAACTAAAAATCCAAAAGAAAGATTTCACAATCATTGTAATAGACTACATAATCAATATTCTCATAAAAGAAATTGGATAAATAGTCTAAGAAACCAAGGTTTAAAACCTGTAATAAATATTCTTGATGAAATAGATGAATCAGAATGGAAATACTGGGAAAAGTTTTGGATAGAACAATTTAGACAATGGGGGTTTAATCTTGTTAATCATACTTCTGGTGGAGATGGTTTAACTGTAGGTAATCAAACATCTTTTAAAAAAGGACAAAAACCTTGGAATTATGGAACAGCTAAACCTAAAATATTAAAAGGTAATGTAGGTAAAACTGAAAATTCTATAAAAAATCAATTTAAACCAGGATTTATTCCTTGGAATAAAGGATCAAAAGGATATAGTACTAGTAAAAAAGGACAATTTTTATCAGAAACTACTAAGATTAAAATAAGTAATAGTTTAAAAGGAATAGAGTCTAATAAAAAAAGAATTATTAAACAATATAATAAAAATATGGAATTAGTAAAAGAATATCCCTCTATAACAGAGGCAGTTTTAAAAACAGGAATAAAATCAATTAGTAACGCTCTTACAGGTAGAGCAAAAACAGCAGGAGGTTACATATGGCTTTAATTGGGATTTCAGGAAAAACACGTGTTGGTAAGGATACAGTTGGTAAAATTATCCAAAGATTAATCCATACAAAATCCAGTGAACTTTGGGAAATTAAACGATTCAGTGATAAACTGAAGATAATATCAGCTGTTTTAACAGGTTTTCCTGTTCATTACTTTGAGGATCAGGAATTTAAAGATTCTGAGATGGAAGTAGAATGGGACTATATCCAGGATGGTTTTTTACGTAAACGAGCTGAAGATGATGATAGAAAAAAGTATACTTATAGAGAGTTTTTACAAAGACTTGGTACTGATGCTATAAGAAATAACTTACATGATGATACTTGGATTAATGCGTTATTTGTAAATTATCATGCTGGAAGTAATTGGATTATTACAGATCTTCGTTTTCCTAATGAGGCGGATGCTATTAAATCTTTAGGTGGTATTATTATACGTGTGGATAGACCTCTTGAAGATAGATATCCTGAATTAACTAAAAGTATATTAGATAATTTTAATCATGAATCTGAAACGGCTTTAGATAATTATGAATTTGATGCTGTTATTGATAATAACGGTCCGACAGGTCATTTGGAAATTTCCTTAAACGAGTATTTAAAATCTCGAGAACTGATATAACTGAATAACCTAGTTAGGTTAACAATAAGAAAAAAAAGAAAGAGGGGATTATTCCCCTCTATTTTTTTTATTTTCTAGACATTATTGAATACTGAGTTCTTATACCCATTATAGGATCTAATGTACTTCCTGTAAGTCCTAATGCTGTAGCTCCGTATCTAAATGCTTTTATACCACCTTCACGTTGCCATAGATACGGACCGGAATCACGTTTATAATAAGCTGATTTATCACGTGTTGCAAGATCAAATATACTACCAGCCATTTTTACATAAGTTTCAATAGTAGGTCCATAGGCTATACTACTTAGATTAGCTAAATCTTTATAGTCTTCTAAGCCATAACCCGGTAAAGGTATAAATGCTTCGTTTTCTTTTCTAACTTGAAGAGTCATTAACAAGGCATGGTTACTTAACCATCCAAACATATTAAACGGATGATCTTCATCACCAGGAGCAAATAAGAATGGAAGGTGTCCACTCTTCTCTCTTAGTTTATCGTATTTGTCATCGTCGTCATCATCAAATCCGAACACTAAAGGTAATAACATAGTTAAAGAGGTTAAAGCGACAAACTCGGTTAAAACCCTCATCATAGATAGTTTATCCTTAGTACTCATAACACTGAGATATTTACCTTTTGTTAGTATTATAGTAAGCATATCATTCATAGCTTTTATATACCAACCCATCTCTAAACGTTCGGCTCCGATATTAAATCTTTCACTAGATTTCCATATATGTCCTTTATACTGAAAACGATACATAAACATCCTGGTAAAATATCTTCTTAAATAGGATACTAATCTAAATAGTAAGAATCTCTGAGCTTCTGGTTGTTCCCAAGGAGCATAAGCTCCACCTAGTTTATTCTGAAGGTCGTGTTGACGATTAACAAAAGTATTGAACTTTTTCATGTCAGCTACCTTCATATCTTCACCATCTTTAAATTGACTGAAGGTTTTACCGTTATTATATTTAGATATCCTTCTTTCTAGTTCTTCTTGAGTTATACCAAATTTATTAGCGTATTCTTCTAATGATGTAGTTTTACTGAATGTTACTATTCTAGGTCTTCTATCATACTCTGGATCAATACCATCTTTTAATACAGTTTCGGTTCTTTCAACTTCTTCAGTTGATCCATCGCGGTTATATACTAAGCTAGTAACTGATCGTTTTTCCCAGGCGTCTGTATAACTTATAGTAGTAGCATTACCATCAGCATCTAACTGATTAAGTTTAACTCCTTCCAGAGCTGAGAAAAATACCTCATATTGACCTAGTAACTGTAACCATTCCCTAGTATTATAAGATATACCGGCTTTCATAGGATTAGCTAATTCAGCAACATCCTTAACAAATGATCGGCTAAATCTTCTACCAAAGTTTTTATCAACCCGACCTTGTGCCGCATCCATTATATCAGCTAAGTCTAGGTAAACGCTTTTCTCTTTATCTCCGTACATCTTTAGGGTTACTTCCGCAGCTGTTTTAAAAGCTAAAGCCTGTCCGGATGCCATATCTTTTAAATCATAATCACCACCCCCGATAGCGTGAAGACTATACTGCCACTTTTGACCTAGGTAGTTTTTAACAGCAGAGGGTACATTAAACGCAAAGAAACCAAAACTAGCTCTACCAAATATAAGCTGTGAAAGTTTATTTAATCTAACGTTTTCTTTACTTCCTATACCTTTTTGAGAAATACCTTGAAATTCTCTTTCAATTAAATTATTAATAGCGTTTAATCGATTATTCTCATTCTTCTTTTTTAAGAATCTTAAAGGAGATAATGGTCTAATCCTGTTTTCTATCCAACTTTTTTTATCAATTTTTTGTCTATCATCAACACCTACTGGAGTACCATCTACATTGATTAAAGATTGTTTAACAGCCATTACATCTGGATACATTTGTATAAGATTTTTCTGCCTTATAGCTGATAGCATGTATCTCATATAATTATTTACAATATCGGTATTAACATCCTCAATATCTATAAAGTCACTTCCAGCTATCTTAACACCCGATATCTCATCATCCATCATATCCAGATTAACTAAACGAGCCTGTTCTTCAAAGTTATTAAGACCTTCAGAATATATCTTTTTAGTACTTAATAAAAATTCCCTTACCCTTTTTACTAATCTTGATATAGGATTGTCTTTAGCAGACATTTTCTTATTTCTAAGTATTTCAAGTTTACTAGAATAAAACCTTGGTAGATCTAAATAAAGTCTACCATATTTACTAACACCATTCTGAAGATCAAGTGCTTGCCATTTTAACTTTTCTATTACGTCAATTAAATCAGTATTCCCTGAATCTATAACTTCATAATATTTTTCGTTTATAAACTGATAAGGATCTTCACCACCTTCAAAGTCATCTTTATACTTATCGTAATAGTCTCTCATGTCTTCTCTATTCTTAGGAAGCCATTGACCTTTATTTGTTGTAGTAACCCCTATGATTTCTTTATTTCTATATTCATCTTTTACTGTTCTGTAAACATAATTTTCATTAGGTACTCTAGGAATACCATTTACTATTATTTCTTCTTGATCAGTAACATCTTCCGGATTTTTAGCCGTATAAGACTCATAATAAGTAATATCCTTAGGTAAAAACTTATTATATAGATACATTCTTTGGTAGTCTCCTTTATATCCTACCTTATGGGTTTTATCAAACCATTCTTTAAATTCAGCGTCCTCTAACAAAGGTTCAATACGAGCTTTACTTAAATATGAATCATCAACACTAGCTAATGAGGAAATATCATAATTAGATAAGTTAAACCCATTAAAATAATCTATAACAACTTGAGGATTCCTTTGTCTTAAAAGGTTTAATTGATCATTAAAGTTATCTATATAATAATCAGAAGCAACAGCTTTTTGAAGATTACGTTTTTCTTCTTTAGCAGATTTTAAATCATCGAATAATGTTGTGTCTAATCTTTGTCTTTTAGCTTTATCCCTCAGTTCTCTAACCTCAAGTTCAACTCTAGTATCAACACTCATTTCTGGAAAATCAGCAGGTATATCAAATGCTTCTTTTAATTCTTCAATAGTATACTGATCTTTATTAATACCTATTTGGTATCTATCCCATTCTGCCTGGGTTAAACCGCTTTCTCTTACTTTTACTTCTTTATCTAACCTATCTATCTCATTATTAATCTCTTCTAATCTTTTTACTTCATCTTCTGTAAATTGAGAAGGATCATATTGTCTAGAAGAGTCTTTTTTACCTAATAGTAACTTATCTCGTTCTTTTGTAAGTTCATCCCATTGAGCATAATATTCTTCATTTGCTTTATCAATAGCTCTTATCTCAGCGTTTAACAACTTAATTCTTTCATTAATATTCCTAATACTTTCCCAGTATTCAGTATTTAATACAACAGTAGTTTCTGTAAGGAGAAACTCGTTCCATCTTTTGTTAAATTCTATATCCTGTTGAGCTTTATCTTTATAAGTTTTTGTTACCCAATCCCTTATCTCTTGTTTCTTTTGATAGAAATTTCTATTAAAGGCTTTAGTTCTTATAGATTTGGTATAAAATTTTTTAGATTGTTCTCTATATTCTATTAGCTTTTGAGCTATATCATAAGCATCACCCTTTTTAGTATTACCGTTAGTATCTGTTAAAGAGTATAACTGATTAGATAGTTTTCTATACTTTTCAGCTAATGCGGTATCTCCTATAGCTTTACTCTCATTAATCCGATCTTGGTAATATTTAAGTTTGTTGTTAGCTATTTTACCGATAGCATCACTAAAAAAGTCAGATTTAAATTTATAAAACTCATCTTTAAAAGGTTGATAAAAATACTTCCTCTGCCACTTTTCAAACTCCTCCGCGGCTTCCATAAAAGCAGCTTCGTCTTCTACAGACAATGTATCATTATATGTAGCTTCCAGTTTTTTAAGATCTTCTCTTTTTTGAAATAAAACCGACTCCCAATTTTTATTAGGGTTTAATAGTCTCCATACTTTTTTAATTACATATTTAGGACCTTCTTTAATATCGGTATCATAATAAGATATCTCATCCTGGAAAGCTACTTTATTAGTGAACTCTTGAGGATTAGATGGATTATAACCTAACTTTTTAGCAAGAGGACTAATATCATTCCACCAGGCTTCCATTCTAGATTGTGCTTCAGCCACAGTTCTATTGTAATTATCTTTAATAAACTTAGCTACACTCATTACTATAGGATCCTGATTGTACATATACCCCTCTAAGAATCCGTTTAAAGCATGACTATCTCCAAGCTTTCCTTCTAAATACATTTCTATAGACTTTTCTAAAGATTCAAATTGACCTGTATCAGTATTAAAGTTTCTAATAGAACTTTGCTTATACTTATCTTTTGTTCTTTGGATTAACCATTCAGGCATTTTTTTATCTTCTAACTTCTGAATTAGGTTATCGTAATATTCTCGAATATATTCATCTAAACTCTCAAGTTGCTCAACAACTAAAGCGGTAGTAGATTTTTTATATATCTTATTAGTAATGTGCTTAGCAGATTTAAGCTTAGTTTCTACTAATGATAAGAAAGATACAAGATCATTTGGAATAAGTCCGTTAGTGTATTCACCACTTTCTATATCCTTTTTCATACCTTGGATATAGTCTAACCAATAATTAATAATATCATTTTGAGTATGAGCTCGTTTTAAAAGATTTTTATCATTAATATTATTTAAAGTATCGTTAAGATCCTCAATCATATTATCTAAAGCTGTATCTAAAACTTCGATAGTTTCAACCAGGTTAGTAGCCTGATTAACAAAAAAGTTATAATCAGCTTTGAAATTAGCAAATTTACTTTCTATTTCAATTTTTACTTCTTGATCAGCTTCTCTAATAAGGTCTATATATTTATTAGCTTGATCATCTGTAAGTACATCCCGACCTTTTAAAAATCCTATGATATCTTCATATATTGATATTGGATTAGTATCATCGTTTATAGATTCGGTTAATCGTTTTTCTAAATCGTTAATTACATCAGTAATCTCTTCAGATCGTTCCATCTGTTTGATTTCATTTAAAGTACCTTGTAACTTCTTACCGGTTGCTCCTAGCTTACTTTGTACTTCTTCAAATAGCGACTTACCATTTATTGTGGCAAATAAGTCTTTTATAGTGGTTCTTGATACTCCAGGTATATTATATCCTGGTAGAGCTAATCTATCAACAAATTTGTTTACCCTACTAGATAACTCTTTTATGTTTACTACTAATTTCTCATTATCAAATTTTTCATTAATATTTTTTATGACTTTTCTATTTTCTTCTCTGAATTCTTGAATCTCTTTATTTGTAATATCTTCAGCAGCTATAATAAAGTAATCTCCTTTAGCTAAAGACTTAGCTAAGTCATCTATTGTAGTATTAACATTTAGCTTTGATATATCTATTTTAGAACCAAATATATTTCGTAGTAACTGTTTTACCTGGTACATGAATTCTTTTAACCACTCTAATAAACTACCTTTTTTATCGGTATTTACTAATTCAGCTGCTTTACCTAAAGACCAGGTTAAAACTTCTTTTTTAAAACCCATGCTATCTTTATCTAGTTCTGGGTATTCTTCGATAACCATTTGTTCAACAGTAGTCATCTGCCCATTATCTAGCTGGATAGTACTTGCTAAAGCTTGATTTACTAGTTTATTAAATAGCTCCGGATTATATACAGATAAAGCTTCAACTAAAGCGTGAGAAAACTCGTGAAATACAGTAGCTGTAGTAAACTGATCTTTATTAAAATATACAACCCCGTTATAAAAGAATGATTTTTGAGCTAAGTATTTATCTCCTAATAGCTCTTTAGCCTCTTCATCGGTAAGAAACTCGTAAGGTACATTTAACTGTTCAGTTAATCTATTGGCTAATTGTTCTAGTTCTCCTAAAGCTTTAACATTATCATTACCTTGTATATCAAATAAACTATATAAATTTTTATTTCTTAATCCAGGAAACATAAGCTCCTGTATAGCAATAAGATCCTCATCTTCTGTAATTTCTGATACTAAATCTTTAGGTTCTAAAACATCTTTTTTAGGTAAAAACCCTATAGCTGATTCATTAATAAGCTTTTTAAACTTTTGAGAATCTTGTTTATACGATTTGTCTGAAAAGAAATTAGTTACATTTTCAGAACTGAAAAGTTTAGAATCAATTTGCATTAAAGTAGAAATAGCTGATTTTAAATTCTCCATCGCTTCTAAAAATTCTTCTTTCGATTTTTTTATATTTTCAGGAAGCTTTTCTGTCTTTACTACAGTAGTTTCAATTTCACCAAATACCGGTTTTATAATAGATTTACTTATAAGTTTACTATCTTCAATTACTTTAAAGAAATTTTCGGATAAAGGAATTATGTTATTAAGAGCTTTAACAATATAATTATATAATTTTTCTAAGAAATTTAATTTTATGTTTTCTATAACATCTACTACTACTTCTGTTTCTCCAATTTTTTCCCGAGTTTTTACAATTTCTTCATATGTTTTATCTTGTAAAGTCTGTACTTTTTCTATAAATTCAAAAATATCATTACTTCTCAAATCTGTTTTTTGAATCCATTGTTTAGGATATAACATTAATTGTGTAGAAAAAGCTGTAAATTCCTTATATAAAGTATCATAACTTAATTCTCCACCTTTATTATATCCTGAACCAAATACTTGGTCCATCATTTCTTTTCCGAAAGCTGTATTATAAAGCGAATCAAACGCTTTTCTTAAATCAAGTTCTTCTTCAGTACCATATGATAAAGCATGTAAAGCATGAAACGGTTCATGTAAAATAGCAGCTAATCTATTAAATACTTCTTCTTCTTTTAAAAAATTCTTAACTGGTTTAGGTTTTTTATAAGTTTTTAACTCAAAAGGGTTAGCAAACCCAAGTATTTTAACATCAAATCCTGTATCAGCCTCTGTTTCCATATCTGACATATAATATTGCCCAGATATGTTATTAAAATTAATATTTAGCCAATTAAAATTACCTGAAAAGAAATAATCTAAATGAGATATTCCGTTAGATAACTTTTTATCTTTAAACTTTTTAGTTATTCTTTCTTTAGCTGTTTTAAGAAACTCTTCATAAGGCTTGGCAAAAAGCTCAACAGTTTGCCAATTATATTGTCTAATAGATTCCCTCCATTTAGATAACTCGATAGTGTCCGAATTACCTGTCCAGTTATATGAAATATTTTCTAAAGCATAATCAAAATCTCCAAACGCAAGTTTTTGTAATTCATTGTAATCTATATTATTATGTTCAGCATATTTTCTTACATTTTCTTCTTCTGAAGAAGGCTTAAAATATCCAGTGCTGTTTAAGTAGTAAGCGATAGCTTTACGTAATTGTTTGGTAGTCATAGATGTATGATCAATAACTACATTTTCTCCCCATTCTACCCTCAATACTTTCTTTACACCTCCGGTTCTATCATAATTTTTAAAAGAAACTCCTTGTAATTTTTTGCCTGTAATTTTTTCTATTTCTGTTAATAGTCCTAATTTTGGAAGTTTGAATTTTACACTATTCTGTAATGTAATAGACGCATTAACATTTGTACTATCTTCAGGCGAATATGTTGTATTTATATAATCCCACATATCATTTGGAAAAAGTTCTAACATTTTTCCAATTTCATCTAAATTTATTTTAAGAGAAGTTTCTTCCGGATTTAAAAACTTAATAGCATCATAAAGATATTTTTTAGCTTGAGCTACATACTTAGCCTTAGAAGGTTTCTCACGATATAAAACAAATGCTATACTTCTATTAGCATTAAATATCTTAGTTGGTGTATATTCTAATCCATATTTACTAGCAATATCAGATTTAACATCTTTTGTAGTATGTAAAACTCTTACATTAGTAGCTAAAACTTCTTCTTTATATTTATCTAATATATTGTATAAATTAGATTTTTTGTTTTTGTTAGCTTTAATATAAATTAAATCTACATATTCATTATAACCTTGAAACTCTTGACCAGTTCTTTCATATTTAGTTATAATTTTTGTAACTTTAAATTCATTCGGAAAAGCTTTTTCTTTATCTAAAATATAAGCAAATCTTGCAGCATCTTTAGAATTTAAAAAAACATAGGATTGTCCTCCTTTAAATTCAAATTTTTCATCTTCTTGATTTGTAAGTAACTCATACTCAATTGTATTTTGAAGATTATCTTTTTCTTTATCAATAAGCTGAACTAACTCTTCATTTATTTTGAGAGGACTTTTAATAAGTTCTGGAGTATATGTGCCAAACAGTTCTTCTTTAAATGTGTTATATACCTCATCAGGATTCCTAAATTCGTTATACATCATATAATCCTTTACTGCGTAGAAGAACGGATTAGTAAACCCTCTTGTTTTCAGGGCTTCTACTTGGTTTTTAAACTCGGGAGAACTAAAATTAAAGCATGCTTGTGACATATATACTAAGGCTTAATAAAACATTTGTTAATAAAATCGATTACATCCTGGTCAGTTACCGGTGTAAATTTAAGTATAATTTCTTTAGGAGCCTCTGATATATCAAATCCTTTATTAATATATCCGAAATTTTCATATATCTGGGATGAAAGATAGTTAAATCCTTCTTTATTATAAATAGTATCTACAATAGATTTTACTTCTGTACTTACAGTAGGTTGAGTTGTTCCTTCTATTTTCTTAAGAGCATTTACTGTAGCCCTTACCTCTATTGCAATTTTATCAGGAGTATTAAGCTCTTTTCCTTTAGTCCAATAAACATCCTTATCATTATTATCTATATGGTCTTGCTCATGTAATATTAAAAAGGTATTAGCAATTTTATTTGACGTAATGATGTTTTTAATTTTATCTATCGTATAGTCTTGTTTAGCTAACTCATCTAAAACCAATTTTTTCTGTTGACTAGTGACACCGCCTTCTTCACCTTTAATATAGTCAAAAAACTCTTGAAGATTTGTTACAGGATTTATTGTAATTACTCCATCTTTATTTGTTGATGCAAATCTTTTAGATCCATCTGTATTTTTTAAATTTTTATTTATTTCATATTTAGGAACTACTAAAGTTTCTTTAACACTAGTAGATAATTGAGCTACAGGAGCTTGGGTAACAGATGGTATTACATTAGAAAATCCTTGAGCTATAGGAGTAAACAATGGTACAATACCTAGACCCATATAATCTTTTATAGCCTTTATTTTACTATCTACCATGTTTTTAAAAGATTCTAGATCTTCTTTAGTATTTAACTTTATATATTGTTTATCGGACCATAATTCAAACAATACAGTTTTAGCTGAATATTTTGTATTGGGGAATAATTGATAATCTAACTGGTCGATAGGAATAGAAGGTCTAGTTTTATTATTAGCTGTTGTACCGCCGATAATCTGATATTTACTTAATCTAGAACTTAATCTAGGATTGGTTAGGTCTTTACCTACCTTACTCAAATTACCTTTTACATAATTAAATTCTCCATACATATTATCTCCTACAGGGTTATCAATAACAATAGCCTCGAATCTTTCTACCGGTTGTGGTCTTTCTTTATTAAACATTACCCTCAAACTATTCGAATCGGTAATTTCCCAATTCTTAGTTATGTATCTGGTTAGATTAGATCTATAATTTAGATCTACAAATTTTTGTTTATAAATATTTAATACTGAGTTATTTAAAGTTTTATTTAAATCTTTAATAGGTTCTTCAAGTAATTTCATAACCTTAGAATCTCTAGCTACAGTAAATGTTAAATCTGTTTTTGTACTATAATTACCTTGTAAATAAGCCATTATACTAAACTGAGAAAAGAATCTGCTTATATACTCATTTAAAGATTGATCATCTACTTTTTTAATAGCCGGGTTAGCTAAGTCTGATAGCTGATTAGTTATATTATCTTTTTCAACTGGTGTGTTAATTGTTGAAATAAAAGCCAGATTATTTATACCGGCATTTTCTTTCAAAACTAATTGTGTTAAAATAGGATAGTCTTCACTAGATAAATCAGGTAAATTCTCAAATCTTTTAGCGTATGAATTTTGACCCTGGAACATATAATAATAGTTATATGTATTAAATAAAGCTCTTTGAACTAAGAAGTTCTCGTAAGCTACCATAGGATCTTTTTTATCTTTTAATAGTTCTTTGTATTCATAATCATTTTGATAAGACTCCGGAGTATTATAAATACTTCTAAGTACTTCTCTTTCAATGACAAACTTTTCAAATTGATCATAGTTACTAAATACTGATTCAGATTCAACTCCAGCTAGTTTTATTGGAAGTTTAGTTAGTTCATTGTATTTATCTATATTTTTGCTAGTATATAGCTTATTAGTGTAAACAAAGTTTAGAATCTTTTTATCTATATAGATAACGCCGTCTTTTACAAAAGCTCCTAATTTTACTTTTCGAGTTTCCTTAATAGGAAACTTTTTTTCATTTTCTTCTTTTGTATATCCCTTATAGTAATTGGTTTCACCAGATCTATCATATTGAGTATTAACTGATTGAAGTATATTTTGAAATACAAAGGGTACTAACTTATCAATAAAATTTTCATAAAATTCATCAGGAGTAGTAAATCTAGTATTTTCAATAATATATTTATAATTTGTACTATCCTGCCCTGAAATTAACATTATATCATCATTCATTAATGATGTAATATAATCTAACAATACAGGATTAGTTCTTAATGATAACAAGGTCTTACCAAACATATTTAAAGCTAATTCTGTAGGATTATATTTAGTTTGAACTGTATCCTTAACAGCTTGATTCCACAAACCTCTTGGTATAAACTTCTTATCTTCAATAGTTTCGATTTTAGATTTAAGTTTTAATACATCATAAAAGCTAACTTGACGTTTAGTATCAAAGTTTAATAAGTTTGTAAACTTACTTATACCGTCCGACATATCCTCTATATGAAAGAAATGTATAAGTCTATCAATATCAGTTTGATTATATTCAGGAACATAACTTTTACCATCTCTTTTTATTTTGGCTCTTTCAGCTTCTATCCTTTGCTTTAATATAGCACTATCTGTAAAATTTTTATTGTTCTTATTATCATTTATTACTTCAGTATAAAGAGGGTCCATAAACTGAGCATTTCTCTGATCTCTAAACATAGAAGAATACTTATTTATAAGTTTTTCTCTAGCTCTATCTTTATTTTCCCAAAACTTTTTACTAGGAGCTTTACCATCATATAATCTTGCATTAGGTCCGGAAAACTTATTTTTATAATCTAAGTATTCTAATATAATAGGTTGATTAATAAAATAAACAGCTTCCTCAAGCGGTACACCGGCTTTAATTAAAAAAGTTAAAGCTGTTGCTGTATCTCTAGTAGCGTTGATATCATAAACCCAAGCATCTTTAGCAACGTCTACCCAACCGTTTATAAATTGAGATAATACTTCAGGAATATCTAAATCTTCTGAATTTAGGCTAGATAATAATATAGCATCAAAAGGTTTAATTTCTCGTATGATTTTCTTCTTTTTATCTTTCCCTACTTTAACTACTTCATTTACCCGTTTTTTATTAAATTGTGAAAATAATAAAGTATGTACATGTTCATTAAACTGGAGTTGGCCCCTACTATATTGTGTAATAGGTTGAACATACATCCCTATTTTATTAAACGCCGCATTAGCAGCATTTTGAATAGCTCCGATACCTAATCCTCCCATAGCCATACTATTAGCTATACGGACATCTTCATTAAAGTTATATTCAAATATGTTTGTCGGAGTAGCAGATTTAATTTCAGCTAAACCTTGTTTTTCATCTGTAGCTAAGTATTTTATCAAGTATGTACCATTAGGTAATATTAAAGATGAAAAGTTATCAGGTCTTAAAATTATATCAATCATACTTTTCATTAATTCATTCTGCGCACCTTCATTTCCTTTAGAAGCTAGTTCTTCTTCTAACTCTATTTTCTTATTAGTAAGCTCTTCAATACTTTTATTTCTAGTTTCTAAGGCTAATTTAAAACTTGGGATTCTAGAAGCTACTTCTTTTTCTTTTTGAGCATATTCTAATATTATTTCAAACTTTTGATTTTCTAGCTGGTCTTTTTCTTCTTCTATATTACTACTAGCTATCTTATCATTAAGTGCTTTTATTTTTGTTTTACGCTCATTATGAAGGGATTGTAATAGTTTTTGTTGAGTTGTATTCAACCCATTCCAGAATATATTCTGAACTTCTTCAATACCATCGGTTAAGTCCTTTATTTCTGTTTTAAGCTGTGATAATTTTTTAGTAGATCTTTCAATAAATGGAGTAAGCTTTACTGAGTCTATAGTCTTTAATATACTAGGCATTAATACAGTAAGCTTATCAATATCAAAGTCTGATCCGGCTTTAGCTACAATACTACTTGGAGGAATAATCATATTACCAGCGTTTTCTGGTAAGAATTCATATACTTCCATTACTTCCATAGAGTTAGGTCCTTGTACAGGGATCCGTACACCGACCATTGTGATAAGTTCTCTATTATCTTTTAACCATTCTTCATTTTTGATTAACTGGTTTAAAGCCTGAATACGAGTTAGTTGAGGATTTTCTTTTACTAATTGTTTTACAGATTTATGATCTAGCAATTTTTTAAAGTCTCCTTGTAAGGCTATTTTAACTTTCATAGCCCGTATCCGTATAGTCTTTCCTTTAGAATCTTTAACTTCTGTATAACTAGTCAAACCGTCGTTATCTCCATACTGTTCTAATTGTTCTTTAGTAGGATTAGTAAACTGTGATTTAATACCACCATAGTTTTCAAATCCGGTATTAGCCGCTAATATCAAAGCTTCTCCTTTAAGCTTAGCTTTAATAATATTACGATCTACAATACTATTTATAACCTTTTCAATGTTTTGTGCATTTGGTGATATAGATAAATCAGAACTAACCTCAAAATATTCTAATTCTGTAGCCGAATATTGTTTAAAATCCTTCTTAAGTCTATCAATAAGTTTTTGTACATTACCATCAATAGGTTGATAATTTTCATCTAAACCATATTTTTCTCTTAAGTTTAATGTAGATCTTTGTATTAATTGATCAATCTTTTCTAAATAAGCTTTACTTAGGTTATACTCAGTATAAGTAGTTTTCTTATCTTCAGATAAGTTTTCCCAAGCTTCAAGTCGTTTTGTTACTTGTTCCGGAGTTCTTCTAACACCAAAAGAAACTGGCATAAAGGCTACTGGAGCTCCATCAGAATATAAACCGATTTCAGCTAATTTTTTTAACTGAGTTGAAAAAGTTACAGTATTTTTATAATATTCATTAGTAGCTACTTGTTCTCCAAAATACGCAGAAAATATCTTATTGACAGTAAACTTAAAGTTAGGATCAGCAAATACTGATTTACGATCGGTAATATCTCCTTTATAAAACCCATCGGATGATTTTCCTACTGGAGCAAAGTTACCTATTTTAGAGCCAGATTTAACTGTAACATAGTCAATACCTTGCTCAATCATTCTATCATGAAGTAACCTAAGATTAGAATTATTACCTATAGTACTTGGAACTAAGGGTAATAACGAAAACTTATGAAATCCTATTAGACTATATCCAGCATCGATATTAGCATAAGGTCCCCAATATTGCATCTTTTTTATAGGGAAGAACTCTAGGAAGTCTGAAATACTTGTAGATACCTCACCTGTTAGAATCTTATTAAATAGGTCATCCTGTTCTTTAGTCCACTTCCCTCCTATACCTTCTGAAATACGTTTATAAGCTGGTAAAGTAATCCATCCTTGAGCATCATCTTCAGTCATCTCTGTATAAGCGCTTAAAAGATTATCGGCTTCTTTTTCAGCTGCTTCTTGAGAAATCTTTTTGACAGTTTTTATTTTATTAACTATATACTCTTTATATTGATCAAAGTAATATGATTTTAATTCAGCATCGGCTAATATAACTGAATTGAAAAAGTTTACATCAACTGCTGAATTAGTTATAGCCTTTTGAATATCAATACCTTTATAATTTTCTAAACCTGGTACTGTAGGATTAGAGAACATGTTACTATAAGCATTGATATATTTTTCATTAGTTTTTTGATTTTCTTGATATTTTTGATAGCCTATATCAGTTCTTGAAGCTAGTTTAGTAGAAGTACCTCCAGCATCACGTTTAGTAAAATCCATAGCACTTTTATATTGTGCCATATCTCCATAAAACAAATTGATAATTTCAAACTTATTTACAAAATCATTTATCCAAAATAGTCTAATAAGATCATTTATTTTAGTAGTATATTTAGAATTATCGTTATCTAAAAATCTAGCTAAATTTGCATCTTTAGCTTGAAGTTCAGTACGAGTTATAAAATTATCCGTTTTATCCTGAAAATATTTAAAAATATCTTCTTCTATATTATTTAGAAGTTCTGAATTATACGCGCTTAAATAATCAAATAAACTTCCAGCATCTTCTATATTTTCAATAACAAGTGTTTTAAGCTTGTTTTGGTTATTCTCACTGATCATATTTTTTAAATCAGTAAAGTCCTGACCTACTTCAGAATATCGTTTTTTACCCTGTACAATAAACTGATATAAAGGACTAGTAGTAAGTTTTTCTTTTTCTACAATAGAACATTCAAGAACTCTATATAATTCTCTTTCAATCATTGTAAAGACATGTTTTGAAAGATTTTCTTTAAATGCCTGATTATCAAATAATATATCAGAACTAGTAATAAATGTTTGAGGAGAAAAATAATGTTTATTAATTTTTCCGTTTACTAATACACCTTGTTCTGGATATATAAAAAGATTAGTTTTTTTAGTTTCTGGTTGAGGACCCTTTAACTTACCATTTTGTATCCAAGTTTGTAAGTCGGAGAATAAAGCATCTAACGTAGTTACTGATAAAGTATCATATCCAAATTCTTCATTTCCTGATAATACTTGTAAACCATTATTATTATTAACCTTTATAAAATTAGTATTTCGAGTACCATCTTGTTCAAATAATGAAGATAAAATAGCATTACCCTTTTTATTTTTATAGACTTGGTAATTAAAAAATCTTCCAACACCTCCTTTAAAACTATCGTAATCTGTGATATTTTTTATATCGGGTGAGTTAATTACATCTACCATAGTAGTGACACTAGATTTATCACTATTAATAAACATAACATTTCCAGTAGCTGTTTCTATCATCATTGAAGGCAGCTCTTTACCATACTCAATTTCAATGTCTAGTATTTCTTTTTTTATAGTACCTTGATCTTTCCATATTTGTTCAAAAGTAAGTTTGCCATCTTTACTAAATTTGCCTCTCCAAAAAAAACCAAAGCTTTTTAATTTTGATAACTTTTCTCTTACTTGTTGATTATCAGATAGTTTAATACCTATATCATATAAAAATTGATATTTATCTTTATCAGCTTTGGTAAAATCATATTCTTGGCGAATTGCTTTTACATCAACAACTTTAGTTCCATTGTCTGTTTTTATAAAATTTCCATCATTTTGTTTTTCAAAATCAATTTTTAATTTTTTGAGTAAAGTATCATTAGCAATAGTCTTATCAGTAGATGTATGTTGAAATCCATTTTCTAAAATGGTATATTTACTTATTACATTTCTGATTTTATCTTTATCAAAACCTGTAAAAAATGCAGTCCATATAGATTGAACTTCAGAATTTAAAGATTCATTATTACCTAATAAATTTAAAACCTGTTTTGAGGTATATTTAGTTAGAGTATTACTTT